GTCTCGGCGTTCGTTGTCGCGAGGTCAATAGGTCGGAAGGGCACGAAGGGCAAGAAAATGTTTCAGAAGGGCGGCGCCAAAGCGCGCGCCCAGGTTGGAGCCATTTTCCTAAAGCATTTCCGGAGCATCGGCTAGGTGGCGGATTATGCGGTTATCGCCAGCGCCCTAAAGGTCAGGGTGGAGGCCGTTGCCAACGTCGGCTTGGTCCACAGTTTTGTCCGTTGGTCGGCCCACTGGAACGACCTGCTCGCTCAGTACAAGTCAACTATCAGCGGCACGCCCCAGATACGCGGGTGGTACATCACGCGCGAAGAGGTGACGTCGGCGGGCAACGCGCCGTTTGGGAGCGTCCACCGCCGGCACCTGTTCGTTGTGCGCGGGCTGATGGGCGTGGATGATTCGGCCAATACCGAGACGACCTTTCAGGAACTTCTGGATCTGGTCATGGACGCCATCGACGTGCCGAAAGACGCCGGGGCCGCCAGCGTGATTGATTACTCGATTGGAGACAGCGAGGCGCGCGTCATTGAGCACCGGGACTATGGCGGGGTGCTTTGCCACTACTGTGAGATTATGACCCCCGTCACGCGCGAGAAGGCCATCGCGTATGCTTGAGGAAGCAAAAAGAGAGGCAACCAGTGAGTGACTTTGAGACGAGCGCGACGACCCTGTATGACGCAATGCCGCCCAAGGTGTACATGTATAGCGGCCCGGTCATAAGCGCGGAGGAGCAAGCGCAGATGGACGCTGCCGAGGATCTCGCTGAGCGCGTCAGGGCAGCATGCATTCCGGGGGTAGATAGCGGCGTTGGGCTCCTGTGCTTGGTGACAAGGACGAGCGAAGACAAGTCGCCTGACTTTCCGCCCATTCATGGTGCATTCCGCTGTCCTGCCAACCCCGACGCCTATGGCAAAGTGGACCCCGGCGCCTTTCAGTGGGGCATTCGCGTGACCTCTCTCAACGATCTCACGGCATTGATGGAGCGCGAGGACAGCGATCTTATTCTCACACGCGTGGCGCTAGTCGATAGGTCAGATGCCGCGTGGATCGTCACCATCTCTGATAGTTACCATTGAGTGAGGGCGTGATGAAGTTCACCGATCAGGAAATCGTGTCCGCATCGGAGCGCGACCAAAATGATGCCAACGTCAAGGAAATAGCGGCAGACGTGGCGCTCTTCTACCGCGAGTTGGCCAAGGGCGGCGTGCCGGAGGATGTAGCGAAGGTGGTCACGCAAGCTTTCGCGGCGATGGTTGTGTTCGCCGGGTGTAGTTGCCCGCTAGGGGAGGACTGATGGACCTGGACATTCACGGCTGGATTTTCATCGTCTGCCTGCTGACGTTGGTGTTGGTGCTGGTTGGCTATTTCCCATGGCGGCGCGGATAGAGCGCTCGATTTCATCAGCATGATCTGGGTGAATAAGTAGTGCCTGACGCCTGGACGGTGGCTCAGACTGCTCGCGTGATCGAGCAGTACGGCCTGGACGGGCCGGTACTCGACGTGGGCACCGGCGTGTATGCCGAGTGGTTCCGGCCGCATGTCACGGCGGCTGGCCTCGTCTACGTGACGCTCGACCAAGAGCCACACGACGGCATAGATATCGTGTGCCGGGCCGGCGGTGACGAGGATCTGCCGGACCGCTACCCAACGATCCTTCTGCTGTCCATCCTGGAGCACACGCCGGAACCGCCGCGCGTCATTCATTGGGTGGTTCGGCATCTGCTGCCGGGCGGACATCTACTGGTGGCTGCGCCGTGCGCTTGGGCCCAACATGACTTTCCCGCCGACTACTGGCGGATTCTACCGGACGGCGCGCGTTGGCTCCTGCGGGAGTTGGAAATCCTTGAACTCGTCCTCGAATGCGGGCCGGATTTGAGCCAGCGTAATCAACTTTTTGCTGTGGCGAGGAAACATAATGCGGGAATCTAATGCCTGACATTGGCCTCTCGATCCTTGTTCCGACTATTGGGCGCCCGAGCCTGTCCCGGACATTGCGCTCAATCAAGGATCAGGCGCTCCATTTCGGCGACGAGGTGCTGGTGGTCGGCGACATCCTCGATGGCCCACTGCATGAAGTTCGGGCATTGGTCGAAATCGCCGGGTCGCCTTTTCACTACATCCCCTACGCCGGGGATCGCCACTGGTACGGGTTCCCCCAGGTCAACCACGCCAGGCGACTGGCCCGGCCGGGCAACTACCTGTTGACCCTGCCGGATGATGACGTGTACACGGCCGGCGCGTTGGACGCGGTTCGGGTAGCGGTGGCCGGCCTTGAAGAGCCCCGGCCGCTCATGTTCCGGTTCCTTAGCCCGATGGGCTGGCCGGTCTGGACCAAGCCCGAGCTTGAGCAAGCGAACGTCAGTAACCAGTGCTTCATCGTGCCGAACCTGCCCGGTCGGGTGGCCGACCTCCGCTGTGAACGGTACGAGTCGGACTACGACTGGATTGTCGAGACGCTGGCGTTGTGGCCGCCTGAGAGCCTTGTCTGGGATGAGACGGTCATCGTCTCGGCTCGGCCGGGGCCAGCTCAGGGGTATCGGGAGTTGGAGTGCGGGCCATTGGTCCGGCTCAATGTCGGGTGTGGTGAGCACCGGATACTGGGCAATTGGATAGCGATTGACAGTAGCGCGGCCGTCAACCCTGACGTGGTCGCCGACATTCGGAACCTGAGCATGTATCCAGACGGGTCGGTGGACGAGGTGTTCGCTGGGCATGTGCTGGAGCACTTTGATTGGCAGGAGGGGCAGGCGGCGCTCTGGGAGTGGCGACGGGTGCTCAAGCCGGGCGGCAAGCTCGGGGTCGTGGTGCCGGACTTCCGAGAGATCGCCTGTCGCTATCTGGCGAACTCGGGTGACGTGGTCGAATGGCCGGAGGGGACACGGCGACTGGCGCGGGACCTCCACCTGATGAACGGGATGTTTCTTTTTAGTCATGAACAAGGATCGAAACATCAGTGGGCCTATGACTTGCCCCACTTGCGCGAGGCGGTGGAGCAGGCTGGGTTCGTGGTGATGACGGAGATTGACCGGGAGCGCGATCCTCGGCTAGGAACGGGCGCCTGGTACCAGTGTGGTTGGGACGCGGTGAAGCCATGATACTGATAACGATTCGTGGGCAGGTCGATGCAGAAAATAGAAATGTGCCCCCCGAGATCAGGCACGCCCAACTTAATAGACAACGGAGCCTTTTGGTAGACGCCATTGAAAACCTACGCCATGAGCATCCAGAAACTGAGCAATGTTACGTAGTCTCAATTGACCTTGCTCTTCACGAGGTGCTGATTCCCGAGCCGGTCTGGGAGAGGGGATGAAAATCGTTTGCCTATACCCGGCGCCGGCGTTCTCGGTTCGGGATGTTGCTAGGGGTTACCACCATGCGCTAGCGCTACTCGGTCACGACGTGTGGCCAGTGGATTTCCCCCGGCGTCTCGGGTTCTATGAGCGGGCCTTGAAGGACGTGATCCCCGAGGCAAAGGTTGAGACAGAGACGGTGCGATTGGCGACCGAGGCCGTCGTGATCGAGTGCCTACGGCTTCGGCCTGACCTCGTGCTGGTCGTGTCTGGCATGGGCCTTCATCCTGACCTTTACCCGTTGCTCCGGCGGGCGGGGCTGCCGACCGCGACCGTGTTCACGGAGTCGCCCTATTCCGATGATCGCCAACTCCTGATCGCCAGCGTCACCGATTATTGTTTTGTCAACGACCGCGCCAGCCTGATGCCCTTTCGCCGGGTCAACTCTCGGACCTGGTATTTGCCGCCGGCGTATGACCCGGACGTCCACCGGCCTATCCCGGTGGGGCCGGACAATCGTTCGGACGTGGTATTGGTCGCGACCGGGTTCGGGGAGCGGGTTCGGTTCCTGGAGGCCGTGGACTGGACCGGCATCGATTTCCGGTTGTTCGGCTTGTGGGACCTGCCCGCCGGCTCGCCACTCCACCGTCACTATCAGCGGCGTCTCCTGCCCAATGACGAGGCGGCTCGCTGGTACTCGGGCGCCCGGATTGCCCTGAACCTGCATCGGACCGATACCGGGTGGGGGAGCGGTGGCACCCAGATCACCGATGCCTACAGTGTCAACCCTCGCGCCTACGAGATTGCCGCTTGCGGCACGTTCCAACTCTGTGACAATTCCCGCCCGGAACTCGCTGACCTGTTCGGGTGCAGCGTGCCGACCTTTCGGACGCCGGAGGACCTGGGCGGGCTGATTCGCTGGGCGCTGGCCAATGACGGCGCGCGGGCCGAATTGGCGGCGGCAGCGCGGAAACGGGTCGCGGGGCAAACGTTCACGGCGCGGACGAAAGCACTCATCGCGGCGGTCGAGGCGTCGGCCCCGGTGGCGGCGTAGCGTGAGTACGCTGCACGCGAAGCAAGGAGCCTTGTACCTCGGCCTGACAACGGCCGTCCCCATCACCGAGGCGACCAAATGGGCGTTGACCATTGACGCCGACAAAGTAGACGACAGCGCCTTTGGCGACCTGTGGGAAACACGGCTCAAGAGCCCGCTGACGTGGTCAGGGACGGCTGAAGGGAACTTTGACACAGCGAGCAGTGACCTGTTCGACATCGCGGCGTCCACGGGCCTCTGCAAAGCGTACCTCTACCCCGGTCGAGCCGACGCCACGCGCTATTACTACGGGACCTGCTGGCCGAATCTGACTATTGACGCCGTTCGGACTGACGTGGGGCGGGTGGCCGTCGCGTGGGAGGGGAGCGGCGCGTTGGCCTATCAGAACCAATCGGACTACGAACGCGCGGTCTTAGCCGATGCGCCCTATGCGTACTACCGGCTCGGCGAGGCGTCTGGCACGACGGCGGCTGATTCCTCGGGGAACGCCCGGCATGGCTCCTATGCGACGACGAACGTCACGCGCGGCGTTCCTGGCCTCCTGACGAACGATACCAATTTGGCGACCGCGTTTCCGGGGAGCGCTACGGGTGGAAACTTCGTCAACCTGAATGGTGCTCTGGTCGGTTTTAATGGACTCAAGACCTTAGAGTTCTGGCTAAAAATGAATGCCCTCCCGAGCGGCACGCCCCGCATGATCTTCGACACCGGTCCTGGCCCCCGTTTCACATTGGCTGTTTTAACGAACGGGGTCATGGAATGGAGCGGGTTCGGCGCGCGGAACATTGCGGATGTTTTAGCGGACGGACAGCCGCATCACTACGTCTGCACGTTTAACGACGTGACGGGAGTCATGGAGGGGTGGCGGGATGGTGGTAAGCTCCAATCATGGAATATGGGGACCGGGTTTTCCTTTGGCGGCGGCTTCGGGAACCTCGCCAAGCTCGCGGAGTGGTACGACGCTAACGACAGCGCCGGAACAACGTCGGCACTCACGGGAACGTTGGACGAGTTCGCTTTTTATCTGTCCATATTAAGCCCTGCCCGTATCCTTGCCCATTACAACGTCGGGATGGGGGCGTAGGAGGTGGTCCATTGAGATAGACCACCCAGCCTACATGACGATTCATCCACCGCCGCAAGGCGGTATTTTATTGTCTGGGCGATAATTCGCCAGAGGAGTTGACACGTTGGCAACCCTGCACCTCAAGAACGCGATACTGTACATGGGTACAACAACAGCCGCCGTCGTCACGGAGGCAACGGAGGTTCATTTCTCCATTGACGCCGACAGAGTAGACGACTCGGCATTCGGCGACACCTGGGAAACGCGCCTGAAGGGGCCGCTTAAGTACACCGGATCATTCTCCGGCAACTTTGACACGGCCTCGTCAGACCTGTTTGACATTGCCGTGAGCGCGACTATCTGCAAGCTGTACGCATACCCGGATCGGGCGGCCATGACTCAGTACTACTACGGGACCGTGTGGCCCAACCTGACCATCGATATGGTCCGGACGGATAAGGGCAACATCAGCGGTGACTTCGAGGGCAGTGGTCAGTTGGCCAAGAACTAAGGGTAGGCTGAGTCACCCATGACCAAGCTCGCCTATGGCACCAGCGCCCAAGTCCGTGTCGGATACAAGGTCGCGGCGGATTTGGGCGCGTGGACGCTGGACATCCTCGGAGAGTCGTTCGGCGCGGACAACTGGGAGATCACGGCCGACGTACTCCGGGCCGATGGGTACTGGCTCGACCATGGCAACGGGTTTGAACTGCGATTGCAGCTCGCCCGGTCCTGGTGGTGCTGGCGGGATGTGACAGTGGAACGGTTCGGCGACCGGGTGACGATACGGGGACAAGGGAAGCCGGATGTAAGGAGGGCGCAATGACCGAAGACTGGACGACCTGCTCAGTGTGTAACCGGGCGCTTAATAAGGGTGATACGAATACCAGCGGACGGTGCATCGACTGCGCTGGCCATCACGTCGGTGACGTGTCTGAGGCAGCTCGACAGACCAACGAGGTACCTGAAGCCGGGCGGAGTGCCGGCCGGGTCATGACGCGGGAGAGCAGCGATGAGTCGAAATAGGTTCGTGGTGCCGACTGTCGTTCGGCATGAACTGTCCGAATCGGACTGGTGTGAGCTTAAGGGCCGTCTCACGTACTTGGAAAGCCAGAAACTCAGTGCCGCCGCGTTCGGCGGGATGCGCCCGGCGGTGGGGGATGAGCAGCCCGAGTTTACCTTCAACGCGGCTAGTTACGCGCTGGCTCAGTTGGAGGCGTGGATCGTGGACTGGTCTTTTCAGGGACCGGACGGCCGGACGGTGCCGGTCAACCGCGACAGTTTGTCGGCCCTTGATGAGGAGACGGCCGACGAGCTGATCAAGGCGATCGCGCGGCATAGCGGGGTGATCGCAGACGAAAAAAAGGTTCGGAGTATCGAGACGCTCTTCGCGCAGACATCGCCGTGATGCGTCACATGAACTGGGACTATCCGGCGCTGATGGCCTGTCCGATGGACGTGCTTGAGGAGATTGTCGCCATGATGGTTGAGCGGGAATCCCGCCGGTGAGTGCCGCTAGTATCTCGGTCCTGATTGAGGCTCAGGACAAGGCCAGCGGTGTGATCGCCAATCTGTCAAAGAGTCTTAGCGGCCTCGGAGGCATGGCGGTTGGCGCCGCGACGGCGGGACTCGTTGCCGTCGCGGCCGGCGGCGCGGCAATGGTCGCCGGCTTGGGGGCAGCCGTCGGGGCGGCGGCCGATTTTGAGAAGACCATGAGCGGCGTGGGCGCCGTCACCGGGGCAAGTCAGGACGAGATGGCCGCGCTGTCCAAGAAGGCCCTTCAGCTCGGCAAGGACACGGCGTTCGGCGCGGCTGAGGCGGCGGCCGGGCTCGGCGAACTGGCCAAAGGCGGAGTCAGTATCGAGGACATCCTGGACGGCGCGGCTACCGCAATGACCAACCTCGCCGCGGCGGGTGGGATCAAGTTACCGCAAGCGGCGGAGGTCGCGGCGAACGCGATGTCGCTCTTTAGTCTCAAGGGCAAGGACGTCGAGAACGTCGCCAATAAGATCGCGGGCGCGGCCAATGCCAGCACGATTGACGTAAACGATTTCTCCCTGTCCATGAAGGCCGCCGGTGGGGTCATCAAGCTAACCGGCGGTTCCTTTGATGATGCAGCATTAGCTATCACTGCTATGGGAAAGGCGGGCTACAAGGGGTCGGACGCAGGAACTAGCCTCAAGACGATGTATCTTAACCTAATTCCGAAAACTAAGGAACAAATCGCCTTATCAAAAGAATTAGGTCTCATTACCGCAGATGGGGCTAACGCTTTCTTTGATGCGTCCGGGAAGGTTAAGAGTTATTCCGAAATCGCGGGGGTCATGGCTAAGGCGTTCGGTCACATGACCGCGGAGCAGCGTACCGCCAAGATGGAAACGCTGTTCAATACCGATGCCATTCGGGCCGCCGAGGTGGCCATGTCCCTCGGGGCCGAAGGGGCCGACAAGCTCGCCGCCGCAATGAGCAAGGTCTCGGCCGAAGCGGTCGGGCAGGAACGGATGAAGAACCTGGCCGGCAGTTGGGAGATGTTCACGGGGTCGGTCGAGACGGCTGGTATCGTCCTCGGATCGGCCTTCATACCTGCTCTCAAGCTGGCCGTAGACGGTGCCACGGGGCTGCTTAATAACGCTATGCCGGGGATTGAGGCGTTCGCAAAGGGAATTTCGACACTCTTTGCCGACGTTGGTTCCGCCATTTCTGGTGAGGCTCCTGTCACAGAAGCGGCGGTTAACGAGGTAATTGATGCGATAAATCGGCCATGGCTGGATGAAGGTCAACTCGCGGAAATAGGCAAGAATTATAAAGACTTCATCAAACAGGGGTTTGATCCCAAAGCCGTCGCTGATTTATTCAATTATTACGATCCGATTGATGAAGTGGAGAAGATTGCCCGTGACCTTGGGCAGGGCTACAGCGAGAACGTCGCGTTAGGCGTCACGAAGGCGGCGCCTGCTGTCGGGAGCGCTGTTCAGCGGGTAGCCGGGGTCATGGCTGGCGGCATCGCTAAAGCACTCGGGTTCACGCCTGAGCAAGCGACCGCGATATCGAACGGTGCGTCGGGTGTTGTCAAGGCAGTCGAGCAGGCCAAAAAGGACGTCGATACCGCAATCGCTATGGCTGGCATGTCAAAGGACCTTGCCGAAAGCGGCGGCGTCAGTGGCGGGGGCGCGGCTGCCGGATCGCTGGCCTGGAGCATCACCAAGAAACTCGGGTTTACGCCGGAGGCATCACTCGCCATCTCGACCGACGTGAAGAACTTCGTGTCTCAGGTGGAAGGTGCCCTGAAGAACGTCGATGCAATCTTCAGTAATCGGGCGGGGAGCGAAGGACAAAAGGGGGCCGAACTCGGTTTGGCCCAGATCATCAAAGATGCCTTTGGGCCTGATGCGGTCAATCCCGCCATCACGGGTATTCAGAACCTCGATCTCGCGCTGGAGAATCTTGACCCGACCATTCGGGGTATGAAGTCCGCATTCGAGGAAGGCGGGATCCAGGGAGCCATCGCCGCAGCCTTTGGGCAGGATACGCTTGACGCAATGACCCGGTTCGGCGAGGCGCTGAATACGCATGTTGTCCCCGGACTCGGTCTCCTCAAAGATGCGTTCTCAGGGACAAAGACAGACGCCGATGGAATGAAGGACAGTACCAACGGCGTGATCGAAGTGCTCGATCTGCTGAGCACCGCGATCGAGAGCACTGGTAAGGCGTTCGAGATTCTGGGCGGCCTCCGCGACATTGCCGAAATCATGCGGACCGATGTGACCGGGTTTTTCGGGGAAATTGGTACCGCGGCCGGAACTCTTGGGACGGACATCGGCAAACTCGACGGAACGACGGAGAGTTTCGATAGAGTTAAGGCAAGTGCCGAAACGTTGGCGACTGTCCTGATGGGGCACTTCACGGAGATTGGCAAGGCGGCAATCGAGCTTGCGAACGAGAATTTCCCCCAGTTGAGCAAGGGCGGCGACACGCTCCATACCAACCTTGCCTATACTTTCATGCAGATCGGCATCAAGGCGGGCACTATGAAGACGGAGGTCAGCAACGCTTTGAACGGAATCGTCACGGTCGCGCAAGGCATCGCTGACTCCATCTTTAACGTCGGGTTTAATATCGGTTTTAACGCCGTGCAGGGCGTCATCAACGGTATCGGCTCGCTGCTTGGGGCGGCGCGAGCAAAGGCGGCCGAAATTGGTGAGGTCGTGAAAGGTGCGCTGGCAGAACGCCTGAAACTCGGATCACCCTCCCGCGTGACCTACCAGTATGGCCAATGGTTCGTGGAAGGGTTCACTGACGGCATCACAGCCGCCGCGTTCGGCGGGGCAGGCGCGGCGGCCAGTATGGGCCAGTCTTTCATGGAAGCGTTTCAGCAGTCTATCACGAGCGACGAGATTAGCTGGCGCGACGTTGTGCAGCATTGGTTTGGGGCCGATTTCCTGTCCGCCGTGGACGCCGTGACCGATCGTGGCATGGATATCGAAAAGGCTGTCGCTGCTGTCCATGAACTATTCAGCGTGGACTTGATCGATGAAGCCTACCGACTGCCTGCCATGATTCGCAATCTCGGGATTGACATCATTGACGAAGTACACGAGTTGCCTGTCGGGATTCAAGAGGCGGTGACTCGCGGATTGTCGGACATCAAGGGCAGCGACTTCACATCGGCGCTTGAAACGGCACTCACAAGCGACGATATTCGTTGGCAGGATGTCATCATTCAATGGTTCGGCTATGAGTTCCTTGATGAGGTTGAAAAAGCATCTTACGCCGGCGGCTTGAGTGTCACGGACGCGGTCAGGCAGGCAATGGAGGACGGAACCTCGTCGATTGTGGCTGCCGCCCGCGACCTCGCCCGCGATACGGCCGGGGCGTTCCAGGGCGGTTGGGCGGAGTCGATGCGTCAGTTCAACCCCCAAACCTCGTTTGACTTCCTCGACCAACGCGATTTCGATCACTGGCAGGAACTCAGGAAAACGCTCCCGGACATGCAGAACCTCTTGCTCGCTCCCACCGGCCCGAGTATCGACGTGCCCCAACCGAGCGACCAGAAGATCCGCGATGACATGATGATGGGTTTGAACGCCAGCCATCGCACGCCGACTGATGACCTGCTCATTGAACAGAACGGATTGCTCCGCGAGACCAACCGGCTCTTGCAAGCCTTGCCCGGCGGCATGGCTCGCGGCGTCCGGCTTGAAGCGGCGGCGTCCGGCTAATGGCACTTGTCGGCCTCGGCCAAACCAGCACGACGATAAGCACGGCTATCAAGCAGCCGAACGCTTTTGAGCCCGTCCCCTACCGACTAGAGTCGTTTCGTCGGATGGCTGACGGAACCGGCCGCAAAGACATTCTCGCCAGTGTGCGGCGGTGGTCGGTTGGCTGGCGCAATCTGAGCTTTGCCGAGTGGACAACGCTCAAATCCTACTGGGATGTGGCGAGCACGATTTGGCTCCAAGACCTCGAAGGGTCAACGTGGAAGACAATCATCGTGGACGAACTCTCATCACCAGCCCGCCCTTTTGTGGGTGGAACGCGACGCTACGACGTGGCGATCACCTTTGAGTGGGTCGGCAATAACGAACCGACCTATACGTTCACCATCGGCGGCAGTACCATCGGCGGCGCGGACGTTCTTGCTTTGAATCCGACCTATACGTTCACCATCGGCAGTAGTACTATTGGCGGGCTGGACGGGCTCGCTGTGAGCTAGGAGGAAACAATGGCCAAAACCTACAACACAGTTGCCGATCGGGCGGCAGGAGACCTTTTCACCGAGGCCATGTGGGACGATTCACTCAAGACGAACCTCAACAACCTGGTCATCCCCTGCGTCGTCTACGCCTTCGACGTGACCGCAACGGTCGCTATCACCACGGCGACCTGGACGGCCGTCGCTTTTGCATCAGCAGACGCCTTCGACAGTGACACGATGCACGACCCGGCGGTTACTAACACGCGGATCACCATCAACACGGCGGGGATCTATCTCATTACCGGCCGGGTCGAGTTTGCCGTCTCCAACACGGGGACCTACCGCGAGGCGGGTATCCGGAAGAACGGAACGGTCTTTCTGGACGTGGACCGCCAGATACCGAATGCGACGCTTGGTCCCCGGCTCCGACCCGGTATCGTTCAAAACTTCATAGCCACCGACTATGTGGAGTTGGTCGTCCGTCACGACGTGGGCGCGAACTTGAACATCGTTGCAGACGGCACCGGAATCTACCCATCCTTAAGCGCCGTGTGGCTCGGAAAGCCCGCCTAAATGGCCCGCACCGCGATTGCCGGCTCCGATAACCCGGTTCGGTCGCTCAGTCACAAAGCGGAGGTGGCCTGGGACGGGTCCACGTACGTGGACGAATCGGCCTACGTCATCAGTGTCGCCGGCGTGACTGAGTTGACCAGTCCCGGCAACGGACTCGCCTCGGTAGGCCGCTCGGTGGCCGATTCCTGCACGGTGACGCTCGACAACACCACCGGCCGCTTCAGTCCTAATAACGCGGCCAGCGCACTGTCCAGCAGTATCTCACGAGCGGCGGCGCCTCAAAACGCGGGCGGCTATTACCGACCTATCCGGGTCGAGTTGGGCTTTGCCGCGGGGCGGCTCAGGATGTTCACGGGCGTGATTCTCAACCCGGATGAACGGTGGGCCGACAAGCAGGTTGTCTTGACCTGTAAGGACCGCTGGGCACCGCTCAGTCGCAAGCGGGTCAGTACGGTGCTCTACGAGGATAAACGGCCGGATGAACTCATGACGCTCTGGCTGGCGGCCTCGGGCCTCAGCTACGCGTCGAGTTTGGAGGCGAGCGAGCGGATTATCGACTACGGCTGGCTGGATGACGAATCGGTGGGTGAGGACATCAACCGGTTATTGGAGGCAGATGGCGGGATTGCCTACTTCGATCGCGATGGCACGTTCGTCTACAAAACGGCAAGCTGGCCCGCCCGGAGCACCACGAGCGTCTACACGTTCACGGTCAGTCGGTTTGAGGAGTTGGAGCCGGACTGGTCCTTTGATGAGCAGTTCGGGAAGGTCGTCGTCACGGTTCGGCCCCGGTTCGTGGCTCAGCAGTCCACTATCTGGGAAGGGCCGGCTGATTTTTCGGTCGCTCCCAGCGGGACCGAGATACTAACGGCCCATTTTCGCGACCCGGTCGTCGCGGTGACCACACCGGCCTACAGCACGACTGAGGCGGACTCCGACTGGGTGGCCAGCAACGCCGCCAATGCTCTGTTGGAGACCAGCAGTGTATCCGACGTAGCGGTGACGGTCAGCGCCGTGCTCGCGCAGTCCTGCACCGTGACGGTGACCAACACCAACACGACGCAGCGTGCCTACCTGACCAAATTGCAGTTGCGCGGGCAGTTGCTCCCGGTCGATGCTGAGCAGCGCGCCTACGCCGGTTCGGGCGCCCAGGTGGTGACGACGGACAACCCGTATATCCAGAACACGTCCCACGCGCAGGCCGTGGCCGACGCTCGGTTGCAGCGTCATACCCCGGTGCGGCAGACGGTGACCCTCCGCAACGTGCCGGCCCAGCCGCACTTGGAGGTGACCGACCGGGTGACGTTGACGGAGACGAGCACGGGCATCAACCGCGATTTCTACGTGGGTCGGATTGCGTACAGCTACGGCGCTGAGGACGGCTATTTGTTTGACGAGGTGGACTTGATCGACGCGGCGGATTGGGCGGCCTACTCGAATTATTTTATCATTGGTTCGTCGGCCTATGGCGACGCGGCGGTAAGCGGCGCCGCCAGGTTGTGGTACTGACATGAACGTTGTTCATCCGCTCTGGGCATCCGTCAAAGAAAGCCCGACGATGATGCGTCACCTACACGGCTATTTGGCAGTGCTCTGGTTTATCGCGGCGTTCCCGATCATGATCTTCTGGTCTGAGAATATCCGCTTCCTCGTTTTTGTCAGCGTCTACGCCGTCGTCGTGGGTCACTGGTCAAGCTGGCAAGCCGCTCGCGTCGAGGAGCGCCAAGAGCAGGCCGAGGGGGGCGCCTAATGGGGTTCGTCGGCATGCCGACGCTTGTCACCGGCCAGGTCTTGAGCGCGGAGGCTCTGAACCGCTACCGGCGCAATGCCGAGTACTGTTTTGCGCTGGAGGCCTTTGGGCAGCCGGTTTTCCGGGTCGTGCCCGGCGGCACAACGACGTCGACCTCGACGGCCCTCTGGTCTGGCCGGATGCGCCACTGGCACAGCACTCTCGGCTATTCGGTTCGGGTCGCCGGCGCGCCCGGCGCCGGGCCGTCCTTCACGATTCAGGTCGAGATAGCCGGAGTCTGGACTACCCTCGTGACGGTGTCTGGTTTGGTCACGAACACGACCTATGAGGGGACGGTGGACCTGAGCGCGGTAGCCGGGCTGGTCAAGGGCACGGTTTACCCGGTTCGGGTCAACTCGACCAACGCGGTTGTCGAGGTCAATCGCCTGTTCACCTATGGGAGTCTGCCGGCCGCTCAGCTTGGCTACGTGTGGCAGGCGTGGGGCAGCTTTGCCGATGGGATTGTGCCCACGGCGGCGGAACTCAATCGGTTCGCCAATAATCTCAACTATCTCCGGGACCAACTAGCCGGGCCGTGGACGCCGACGCACGCGACCTTGTTAATCTCGGGGATGCCGTCGATTAGCTATGCCGATTTCGGGTCAGACGGCAATCGCAATACACCTAGTTCCGGCTGGCGCGGTTGGGTGAACCATCGGAGCGACTATCTGGCCTACCAAGTGGGCGGCTGGATTCCCGTGTCCGGCGGCCACGATCAGACGATCTCGGTGGTGATCGCTAATCCGAACACGGCTGCCCCGCCGGTAGCGACGATTGCCAATCCGGTCGGGATCGCGCTCGATGCCAACCCGTTCACGCCCCCCATTCATTATCTGTGGGGGACCGATCCTGCGGGCGACTTCTACGCCAGCGACGCGACCGCCAATCCAGCGCGCACGGTCCGCCCCTATCTCACCCGGATTTCAACTTCGACCAATAACAACCTGACCACCCCTGGAACACCCCTCTCAGCGCTCACCCGCGGGAGCTGGTACGAGATTCGGTACATGCGCCACGCGCTCAACCCGGATTACTCAAGCGAGGCGGTGGACGGCGCCTTTCAGGTCGTCTACGAGGTGGGCGGGACGCCCGATCCAGCCGGCTGGGTGAACGTTGCGGCCTTTGCCCACGGCGACTACCTGGACGGCACGTCGGCGAAGCTGGCCGACCTCAAAGCCAACATCGACCTGCTTAAGACGCGGATTGACAACTACCCCAGTTTGTTGTGTCCCCTCGGCAGCGCTCTGTACTTTGTGCGCCGCGGGGACGTGCTCCTGTGGGGCGGAACGAACGTCATCCTCCATTGGAATAAAGGGCGGTGGCCGACGCGGGGACTGAGCGAGTCTACAACCACACTCGGGACCAATGCCGGCACAGGCGTATTCGACCTTCGAGCCTTGAGCGGGAATGTCCACGGCGGGATGTACTACCTCACCGGCAGCAATGTCTGGGCGTTGGAAGTGTTGGCAGACTGATGGGCGGGAAGGACACTCGACTTCGGCGCATTGAGGAACGGTCCGACCTTGAGCGCGGGTCGGCTATCGGCGGAGCGGTGCCCAGTTCGCCGGCTTCGCCCTCACCCAGCACGTCGGGAACACTGGCCATCGTCGGGCAGGCCCTCGCCAGCGGCAAGGCCTGGATTGGCGACTCAGGCGGCTTAGCGGCCGAAACAACCCTGTCTGGTGACGCCACCCTGAGCAATACCGGCGCTGTCACCCTCGCCACGGTCCCGATCGCGAAGGGCGGCACCGGAGCAGTCACCGCCCTCGCCGCCCGGACGAATCTCGGCGTGCTGGCCCCGGTGGCCGGCGTCCCGACCGGCGTCCCGACTGAAGGAGTCGGCACGACGCGGATTGCCAGCATCACGCGCGGTGCTCAGGTTGTGCCGGTTCCTTATTACTACGCGGCCAATGCCAACGATGCGGCCATCAACTCGTGGTATCGGATGGACCAGCGGTTCGCAGTCGGCGAGACGGCGGTCGGCGCCTTTATCGTGGAGGACTAGATGCCCGGCGGAACATTCGTCAACGGCCAAGTGCCGACGCTGGCTCAGGTCAATGCGTGGCTCACGTCGGTCGCGACGGCGGACATCGCTGATGGAGCGGTGACGACGATTAAGCTGGTCGATGGCTCAGTGACCACGGTCAAGATCGCTGACCTTGGCGTGACTCTCGCCAAACTGGCGTCCGACTCGGTCAACGCGTCCAAGATCGTGGATGGCAGCGTTGGCGCGGCCGAACTGGCCAGCGATGCGGTCACGACGGTCAAGATCCTCGACGCCAACGTGACTTTGGCCAAACTGGCGGCCGACTCAGTGAATGCGTCCAAGATCGTGGATGGGTCGGTCGGCACGGCCGAGTTAGCGGCTAACTCAGTTGACGCGTCCAAGATCGCCGACGCCTCGGTGACCGCTGCCAAGCTGGCCGCCCAGCCTAGTGCCCGCGTGTTTCACAGCATCAGTCAATCAGTCGCTAACACCACGCTGACAGTGGCGGCCTTTGACTCTGAGCACTTTGACACGGATACCATTCACGACACGGCCACCAATAACAGCCGGCTGACCTGTAAGACCGCCGGGCGTTACATCATCATCGCCAACATCCGATACTCCCCGAACGTCACCGGCGACCGTTATGCCCAAATCCGGCTGAACGGCACGACCGTTCTTGGCTACGAACTCTGCCGCGCTGCCGCTACCGCGGATACGATGCTGCTTGTTTCGACGCTCGACTCCCTAGCCGTCAATGACTACGTTGAGGTGATTGCCTACCAAGATTCAGGCGTGTCACTCAACCTGACCAGTGATGCCACCTTCAGCCCCAAGTTCATGATGATTCGGGTCGGAGCCTAGCCATGAAACGTCTCACCTATACCAAAAACAACAGCCTCAACCAGCTCTGCGACGAATTGATAACCGCGCTGCCCGCGCTCACCACGACCAACGCGGGCGGGCTCCGTGAATCACTATTTCGCCTGTCCGGCACTGCCACGACCGTGATCGTCGAGGTGCCGGACAGTATTGTTGATGCCAGCGTCGCCACCGTGGTAACCGCGCACGTCCCGAGCGCCGGCTATGGACAGGACACGGTGTTTGATGCAGCGGTGACGTGGCTCAAAGGCACAGCTTGGCCGATTCTCCAGACGACGCCGCCGGGGGCTCTATCGGCCCTCCAGCAAGCCAATTACAACAAGGCCATGCTGGTCGTGGTCCGGCGGTTGTTTGCCGAATTGAAGTGAAATCCACCCGCACCCAAAGCGCCCTCGCCGCCGTCCTAGCACTCCCGCTAGCGGCGGTTTTGTGTGTCGGGGCGGTGATCGTTCGGAGGATGAGTGATGGCTAAAATGCCGACGACAATCAGTATCAATGTGACCGGGAATCTTGCACCCATCGTGAACGCTTTCACGCTGCTAGCAGATGCGCTTGACGTGCACAGCCACCAATGGACAGAAGAAGAACGGGCGGCATGGGCGGAAGCTTCCCGACTGTGTGAGAACGCGGACGTGAGGCAACGGAATGGATAGCGTCAATCCGAAGCCCACGGAGCCGACGCCCGGCCTCGGGCGCGTGGCAATCCCAGACAGCCGCGATGCCGCGTTCCCCATGGCCACGGCACTCCCTGCGGCCGTTGACCTGCCCCGGTTTCGGTATCACTCAACCTTCTGGCCGCCGCTGGACCAGGGCGCCACGTCGCACTGTGTCGCCTACTCGTGCGTCGGGATGCTGCTGTCATCGCCGGTTCGTCGCCGGTTCGATAGCCTCCAGTCACCCGCCGAGGTCTACCGACGGGCACAACGTCTTGATGAGTGGCCAGGTGAGGAACCGTCCTACTACGGGACCAGCGTCCGTGCTGGCCTGAAGGTCCTGCAAGAAGACGGGCTCATCAGCGCCTACTACCACGCCCAGAGCATGGCGGACGTGGAGGCGTGGGTACTGACGAAGCATCCGGTTATCGTCGGTGTTTCCTGGTACCAATCGTTTTACTCGCCCGACCCAAAGACGGGCGTCATTAGGATTGCGCCCGGTTCGTCCGTAGTCGGGGGACACGCCTTTCTGGTAGCAGGCTACAGCCGGGAACGGGGGCTGTTTACAGCTCTGAATAGCTGGGGGTCAGCATTTGGATTGTTCGGGCGCTTCCGTATTGAGGGGGAGTTGATGGAGCGTCTACTATTCCAAGAATATGGTGACTGTGTGGGTTGTACCGAGGTGTTGCCATGAATCCCATCAAAAAAAGTGTCATGCTCTGGCAGTTTTCTAACTGTGGCGAGCAATCCGTCCCGGAGTGGGGCGAGACGCTGGCCCTCGGCAATATTGACTGCTTCCGTTTCAAGTCCCACGACGGCCTGTTCCTGATGGGCACCTTCTACAGTCACCCGCTTGCGCCGAATTCACTAGACGATATCCAGCGGCTCTATGAGTACTTCGGCGAGGGCGGCATTCTGGCAATGCCGTGGTGCAACCCACTGGGGAAAGACGTGCCCGCGGAGGCGGCGCTGGCTATCGAGGTGGCCCGGCGTTGCGGCAATCGCCTTGACGTGGATATCGAGGTCGGCCCCGAGTTCTGGAACGTCCACAACCCGGCCATCGGGAACAAGCGCATCCCTGAGTACTTTCAGCGCATCGCGGACGCGGGGATTGACATCATCGTGGATACCGCCATGTTCGAGGGCTGGGTCGAGGCGCTCCGGCTGGCCGAGATTGCGTCCTACGTCCGGCGCATACTCTCGCAAAGTTACGACGTCGGGTTTAAGACTCCGGACTTTCGGACGCTCTTCGACCACGACGTAGCCGAGATGCGGCGGACGGGCATCGGGGAACTCGGCATCGTGCTGGACGCCCGCGCCGGTCACGGCATCGCGGAACGAGCGGCCTACGCGCAATCCCTCGGGTGCGTTGAGGTATCGTGCTGGGCGGCTGACATGGCTACCACAGCCACCTACGCCGGGTTCCTTGACGTGCCGCTCCAGCCGTCCCTCGACGCAGAGGCGCCGCCCGTGCCTGTGGAC